AAGAGTGCTTGTAAGGTTTGAACTCTGTCTTTGATCGGTGGGTTACTGCGTAATGCCATGCTTGAGAAACCGTAGCCTTCGAGAATTGCAATATCTGTCTTTGAAGCGTTGATGGTTGATCTGGCAGCACCACTAGCATCTGGGTAAACTAATATCTTGTTGTTAGGATACCTTCTTTTAATTTCCTGAGCCAGTGCATCGGTGTCGTTTTGTTTCGTTATTTCATCAATTATAAACAATTTATCCCCGTCTTTGACTGCTACAACTGCATTACAGTTCATCACGTTAAAATCAATCCCAATCAAAAGCGTCTCCATCTTTATATCAAAAGGTATATTATCAACCAAGTGCTTGTTGCGATCAAATCTAGAGTAGACGGCTCCTGTGGTGAGGTTGGTAAAATTTCCATTAAGATAAGCCTGTATTAGTTGCGGTGGATAGTTTTCTAAAAGAGAATCGATAAAGCCCTCTGGCAAATAAGGATTATCACTTGTCTTTGCTTTTATTAATCTTGTATCCTCCTTTGCGTTCTTTTCAAAAGTCTCGAAAGCCCAAGCGTGACCTTCGGGAGTTGTTGTTGCATAAAACTGCTGAATATTGCCTGACCTTAATCTTGCAAGAGCCATGTTCATCGCTTGCTCTGCGTCTCTTTTATTTACAGTATCAGCCTCATCAAATCCAACTGCACAGAGGTTCTGTCCTCTCAATCTTTGATAAGTCAAAATGGTTCTCAGTAGGATCGTATGAGTTCCTTCTTCAAAAGTGAGTTGATATTCTGGCAAAGGCGAAGCTCTAAAAGTGTAAGGTATCTCCCACTCCTCAAGAAGCTCGTTCATAGTTCTCATCAAAATATCTCTGAGCATTGGGCTTGTTGGTTCAAAAATTGCAGAAATGTGACCAACATTCATGCAAGCAAGAATAATACTTTTAGAAACTAAAGCGTAAGTTTTTCCAGCACCAAAGCCACAAACAAGAGCAAGTTTGCGGTGGCTTGTATCATCACAGAAAGATGCTTGATGAGGAAGCAACTTATTTTTTATTTTTTTTATTACATCTTTTGACGAGGGAATATAACTGAAGCCTTCTTCAAATAAAACATGGCCTTGCGAGACGGTTTCTAAGAGACTCATGAGACTAAATGTGCAAGTTTAGCTGCAGTATTAATTGCACCAAGGGCAATGTGATATTGGCCAGACCTTCTAGCTTCCATCTGTAAGGTGCTGCATTGAGCCAAAAGATCAGCAATCATCTGAGGTCGTTCCATATCCCAATCCTTCTTCAGCTCGTCTCTGGCTATCTCCAAATACTTATCCACGCTTCTCTCTCCCACCCCCCAATTTTCCGAGGCATAACGAACGCAATCGGAGCGACGACCACCGTTAGCAATTATCCGAGCGAACCGTTGAGCCCTGACAACTGTCTCTGCTTGCGTACCTTTTTTGCCCATAAAATGTAGTTCTTAACTAAATACTACACGTTCTGCTTTATTTCCAGTGAAATTCTCCCATCTTTTAATTATTACATCGCAGTATTTTGGGTCAAGTTCCACGAGACGAGCTTGCCTTTGTATTCTTTCTGCAGCGATCAAAGTTGTGCCAGAGCCACCGAAGGTGTCGAGAACGATATGGTTTGGCTTGGTTGAATTTGACATTTGATATTGAATCAAGTCGACAGGTTTCATTGTTGGATGTTCTTTATTTTTGTGAGGTTTATCAAAGTTCATAACGGTTGTTTGCTTGCGATCAGCGTTCCAGAAATGAGAAGCACCTTTTTTCCAACCATAAAGGCAAGGTTCGTGCTGCCAATGATAATCTTGACGACCCATAACCATTGAGGACTTAACCCAGATGAGACATTGTCTTATTTGCAAATTGGCATCTTTTGCTGCACCTCTGAAGTTATAACCTTCTGAGTCTGCATGCCAGATATAAAAGGAAGCACCGTCATTAAGATAATGATGAGCGACCGTGTAAGCCGAAGCCAAAAACTGTCGGAACTCTGCATCAGATTGATTATCGTTTTGTATTTTTAATTTATCTGCTGTCGCCCCTTCGTAGTTCACATTGTATGGAGGATCAGTTAACCAAAGGTCTGCCAGTTCATTTTCCATCAAAGGTTGAAGTTGATTTTTATCGGTTGAGTCTCCGCATAGTAATTTATGGTTTCCAAGTTTCCAAACCTCTCCAAACTGAACGGTTGGTTGTTCAGGAGTTTCAGGTACCTCGTCAGGATCTGTTAAACCTTCGGTTGGAATGATATCTGGTTCGCCAAGTATTTCTGCAAGGTCCTCTTTTGTAAACCACGGATCAATATCGTGATCTTCTGAAAGCTGGTGCAACATTTCTTTATCCCACTCGGATAAGTCAGAGGTTCTGTTGTCAGCGAGAGCAAGTCCGACCTTTTGATCTTCGGAGAGTCCTTTTCTTTTTACAGCGATAATTTCATCACCTTCGGTTTCAATAACTCTGACGTTTTTTATACCAGCTGCTCTTGCCCCAGCGATTGTTCCATTGCCTGCAAGGATTCGATTCTCTTCGTCGATAACTATAGAACGACCAGCACCATATTTTTGTAGAGATTCTTTTATTAAGGCAGATGAACGGTCCGTTCTTTTTCTTGCGTTTTTATGATCGTTTTTGAGTTCGTTAATTTTCATGCTGCGTTTTTGAATTGATTATATTTTTTGATGTGGTTATTGACAACGGCAGTTGGACATACTATTTCTCCCATTTTTTGAAGATCAAATTTAAAATCATTGTATATTTCATGAAAAGCATAAAAAAGATCGGTGACCAAATTTTCTCCATAAAGATGCGGGTTTTTGCCATGCAAATGAAAAAACCAACGAATCATGTCGTTGGCAGAGCATATTTCAATTAAATTTATTGAATAAAGCGGTTCATCGTGGTCCCAAACACCGAAATGACAATCAGGCATCAAATCAAGGGTATATGTTTCCTCATTCAAATACCAATCACCCCAATTCATATGAACAGGCCAGTTGTAGCTCATTAAGTTTGAAAGAGGAACAGGAGGTGGATTTTGCTTTGAAAACTCTATATTTTCCTTCTTTTCTCTTGCTTGAGCAGACTCATAAAGAAGGTTTTTAGGAAGGCGGTGGGTCACTTTGGTTGAGTTTCATTGATTCAACAGTAGCTTTTTCTGTTGGAAATGAAAACAGGGAGGGAGTATTTTTTAAAGTTTCTTTGACAGTTTGTATAAAATATGGCAGTTCTTTCTTTGGATTGTTTATATTTTGCAAGCGATAATCGTTCATTAATTTAACACTTTGCTGCCAAGATTCCTTTCTTTTGTTGTGCAACATTCTGGTTTCATCTTTTGTTAAGGAAACGCCTAAAGTGTGTTCACCACTGGAAGTTACGATGGTTTTTATGTTACCTAACGAGTCTCTATAGCCAGATGAGATAACATTTTGTTCTTCATCTAATTGTTGATATGCTTTTTTGCAGTGGCATATTATGGCTGCATCAGAACCAGCAAACTTTCTGCCTTTTTCATCAATATCGTAATCGTGCCAGTAAAGTCTGTTGACTAATCGATCTGAATTGTTGACGATTCCTGTGTCATAGCAAGCGTAGCAATCCTTGTCAGGAGGATAAAAGTTTATTGTTTTTTCAGTCAGTTTTCTTTTGTAAGACATGGCAAGTTAAAAAGGTAAGTCTTGGGATTTATCTTTCTCCCAATTTGGCTTTGGCAAATCGACTGTGCTTGGTAGGTAAGCTTCAAAACTGCCGTTCTTTAGCCATCGATAAGCGTCAGGAAAGGGAGAAGCGAAGCCCCCTTTGTTCTCAATTTGGTGTTGATCAGTTATAGCTCTTTGTAAAGCTAAAGCAAGTGTTTCTGAAGAATGACTTTTCATAACGACACAATATTCTTCAAACGCTCGTGGCTTTGTTTGACCAGATGCTCTCTTTTTTATTTTTAAATATTTCTGCCAAAAAAGCTCAAATTCTTTTGAATAAATCTTTTTCTTGGTTTTTTGTTTACTAACTTTATTTATATTGTTATTTGTATCTAGTTTATATATATCTTGTTTGGTGGCATCTGGTGCTATGGGGGGGTGCAGATTTTGCACTGGGGGTATGGCATATTTTGCAGGGGTGCAGGATTTGCCACGCCCATCAATACTAGGTTCTGGAACGTTGGCAAGATGCCAAATAGTGACCTTGTATAAATTACTGCCCTGCTCACCGTTTCTACCTTTTTGGTGTTTTCTTTCCAACCACCCCAAAGAGACAAGTTGGTTTACAATCTTCTGTGCGGTCCTTTTTGACATGCAAGCGGACTTGGCAATTGTATTTAAAGAAGGATAGCATTGCTGGTCATCTTTGCTTGCATAGCTTTGAATCACCCATAAAACAGCTAATTGATTTGGTTGTATTTTTCCTCTAAGATTTGTGGGTAAAGCAGTGAAAGGATAACCTTGTGGATTAAATGACATCTTTTATTTTTTCCGTTGAGAATATTGAACCAGCCCCTCAAGGCAGTAAACGACATATTGGTGGTGGCAGAATGATCGAAGTTTGCAAAAGGGTAAAGACATGGCGAAGGGAAG